GTTTAAGATCAATAGGTTACAAGGACTACAGAAAAAAGTGTTAGTTATCAATAAGTTAGCCGCAAAGGTTGTCTAGGATACTTAGGGGGCTGAAATTGTCTAACGGTACTGTATGAGGCTAAAATCGGGGTCTACGTCGTGTTCTGCTTTTGTTCACGGCAGTAAAAGAACAAAGAGGGAACAAGATAGACTGGGCAATAGGTAAGTAGTGGTGACCTATTACTGGAATAGAACAAAGAGAGAACATGAGATATGTCAGGACTATTGACGTAGAACAAAAGAGGAACAGGGGGTAGGTCATGTATACTGACTCATTGGGGTAGTGCTTGGGTTCTACTTGCTAGTTGCGAGTGAGTCGCAGTTGCAATACTCCGGAACAAATCGAGAACACTTGCCCTCATATAATACTCTATTGTATAAATTATGTAGCAATATCAATGGGTTAGCTGTAGAAACCTGCTGTTTACTGGGGTAGGTCAGGAGTATTGACCTATTATACCCCCCGTATGGGCCACCCCACCCCTGTACGTATACGTATATACCCAATGACAGCGGGGAGTATTTTACAATCTGTTAACTACTTTAGTAATACAGCCCAATATCAGTACTACTGCAGTAGAAACCCCATTTTATAGCAGTAATCCACTATTTATTAGTGTTATAATGTTACATTTACTATAAGCCCCGTAGAATCACGCTAGTATCCCCCAGGTATGTCTGCTTACCAGACCCCTTTAGCTGCAATGAGAGAGCTTCTCCGTGGCTCTCAGGGTATACTGGGGTAGAATCGGGGGTGTTACTAGGGATACGACAGATATGTTGTCCTCTTGGTCAATACAAAGTAATAATTATTACTATTTATTCTTAGCTGCTACTTGACAGCCGGGCAGAAGGTACTATATAATATACTTAAGTATATACTAGAGTAAGGTTACTTAAGTATTACCTAATTAATTATACTTAATATATATATATAAATATATTACTTAAGTAATACTTAAGTACCCCCAAGCCTAAGTCTAGATGTACAAATTTTTTTGTCGTAGTCTTTTAGACTTGACGTCAGGAATTTTAAAGGTATAACTACTAATGTCAAAACCAAAACTATTTGCCTCTGAATCTGTGCTAGAAGAATTTTATCTTGCTCTAGCAGGTAGAGATGCAGCTAGACTCCGTAGAGTTCACATACCAAGATCAGATGTATTCTACGTAAGAGAAAAAATCTATCAGGATACAGGAACTAAGTATACTCTCGATCATGTAGAGAGAGCTATGTACTTAGAGGGTATGCTAGATCGTAAAGATGTACTAGATCCTGGACGAGAAAGAGAATACGGATGACTTCCTTCGAAGAAGCAGACAAGAATGGGAATGGTTCCATCGAAAAGTCTGAGTGGAATAAAATCTTATTAGATGATAAGCGGAGACGTTTAGAAGATGAGGACGCCCACAGAGACCAAACTAGAAAGATGGCTTGGTTTGCTTTGTGGGGAATGCTCCTTTATCCTTTTGGTGTGGTACTCACAAGTGCTCTCGGTTTGGACAGTGCTTCAACGATTATCGGCAGCATGGCCAGCATTTACTTTGTGTCTGTTGCTGGTGTGGTATCTGTTTTTATGGGTGTAACTAACTTAGCTAAGAAAGTTCCAAGCAAATGATAGGTCAAATCCTAGGTGCTGTAGGTAATCTAGCTTCAACATACCTTGACGGTAAGGTTGCAGTTCAGAAAGCTAATGCAGAGATTAGAGTTAAACAAGCTACTGGTGAGATTGACTGGGACATTGAAGCAATCAAAGCTACACAGAATAGCTGGAAGGATGAGTGGATTACTCTACTGTTTAGTATCCCTCTTATCCTCGCATTCTGTGGTGACTGGGGTAATGCTATAGTCCAAGCTGGGTTCACAGCACTTGAGACTATGCCTACATGGTACCAGTACTCACTAGGTGGCATTGTAAGTGCTAGCATCGGTATGAGATCAGTATCTAAATTCTTTACAGGAAAGAAATAATAATGCCATTTAAACTATCTAACCGTAGCCTAGGTAAACTCGAAGGCGTAGATGAGAATCTAGTAGCTGTAGTTAAACGAGCTATTGAACTCACCAAGATCGACTTCGGTGTTACATTCGGTATGCGTACCTTAGAGGAGCAAGAGAAGTTGTTTGCTGCTGGTAGGTCACAGACCATGAAGAGTAAGCACCTAGAAGGCCGTGCAGTAGACCTTATGGCCTATGTGGATGGTAAGGGTTGCTGGGAGTTGAATGTGTATGATGACCTTTGTGATGCAATGAAAGAAGCTGCTGAAGAACTTGGTGTTGCAGTCAAGTGGGGTGCAGCTTGGTCAGAAGGTGACATCTGTACGTACCCAGGTACAGCAGAAGAAGCCATGATGACATACATTGACTTACGCCGTAGCCAAGGTAGAAGACCCTTCATTGATGGTCCTCACTTTGAATTGATGTAAGGATACACCATGTCAGTAGACTATAGAGGTGAAAAATTTTCAGGTTACAACAAACCTAAGCGTACACCTGATCACCCTAAGAAATCTCATGTAGTGCTAGCTAAAGAAGATAGTACTATTAAGATGATCCGCTTTGGGGAACAGGGTGCGTCTACTGCAGGTAAACCCAAGTCTGGTGAGTCTGACAAAATGAAAAAGAAACGTGCTAGCTTTAAAGCCCGTCACGGTAAGAATATTAAAAAAGGTAAGATGTCCGCAGCTTACTGGGCAGATAAGGTAAAGTGGTAATGTGGGTAGCTATCGTAGTGGCCTGTAGTACTTCACTAGCTACCTCGTGCCACGTTCTTGCCAATCAGGATAGAGTATTCTATAGTGAGTCTGCCTGTAAGGATGATTCATATAAAATGGCTAGTTACTTACTTTCTCAGGGTATCTTTGCTAAAGATAGTTGTTTAAAGATAGGGGAATCCGCATAATGACCACACCCAAGAAGTCTACAGTTAATGCAGCTAATAACTACACAAAACCTGGCATGCGTAAGAAGATTGTGGCACAAGCCAAGGCAGGTTCCAAAGGTGGTAAGCCTGGACAATGGTCTGCGAGAAAAGCCCAGATGGTTGCTAAGCAGTACAAAGCAAAAGGTGGAGGCTACAAATAATGAAGGCTTCTCAAAAATCGCTTAAGGACTGGACGAAAGAAAAATGGGGTACCAAGTCAGGTAAGCCCAGCGCAAAGACTGGTGAGAGGTACCTACCTAAGAAGGCTAGGGAAGCTTTGTCGTCGTCTGAGTATGCAGCTACAACCGCAGCTAAGCGTAAAGGCTCAGCAGCAGGTAAACAATTTGTTAAACAACCAAAGAAAATTGCAGAGAAGACTGCAAAATTTAGAGCTTCAGAAGGCGGACTAACTATGAAAAAAGGTATGCACAAGATGCCAGACGGTAGCATGATGAAAGACTCAGACCATAAGTCTGGTTACATGAAGGGGGGCATGACAAAGAAGACTGGGTATGCCCACGGTGGTGTAGTTAAAGCAAACTGTGGGGCTTCTATGAAGCCTACTCAAAAAGGAAAATAAGTAATGGCTAAGATGTCACTAAAAGAGTGGATTAACTCTAACCAAAAAGCTAAGGGTCTTTCAACCTCAGAAGCTAAAAAAGGCGCAGGTAAGTACAAGAGTATTTCTGCAGCTAAAAAGGCTGGTAGTCTTTATTACACAAATAAAGATGGTAAGACAATGATCGCTGCTACTGCTTCAGATCTGTCAGCCCCAGCTAAAAAGAGTGGGGGTGTTAAGACATCACTTCGTCCTAAGCTTAGACCTAAGTCTGACGTTACAACAGGCATCACTATTCCAAGAGTGACAACGACCAAACTCTCTAACACTAAGGGTGGAAGAGGTGATGGTGTCATCGAGATGGCTACCAGAGCTTTAGATAAAAATAAAGCTAGCAGAGGACAAGTGCCCCCTTCTACTGGCACACCAAAGTTTAATGGAGTTACCTTTAAAGAGTACCTAAGTATTGTTAATAACAACGCCATTAAGAGACTTGCTTTTGGCCTTCCTTCTGGTCTGTCTCAAGCAGAGTTTAATAAGAAAGCTAAAAAGCAAATGGATAAAGCTAATATCCTAGACAAAACTGACAATGCAAAAGCTAGACGTAAAAGATAACTCTACTCTGGATAAAGGCTAAAAGTAATGTCACTAAACAATCAAGGCAAGCCCTCACGTATACGTTCAGTATATGGACACAACACAGGTACAGCTACTGAAAACGTGTATACTTGCCCTGCTAACTGTATAGCAGAGGTTACTTTTATTCATATAGTCAATGGTGCAACTAGTGGAACCAACACGGTCGATGTAAATTGGTATGTAGCTGCTGATACCTACACCTCTAAGTTCCTAAATAACAAAAGCATTGCACACGATACGTCAGTTACTCATAGTAATATAGATCTAGTTCTCCAATCTGGAGATAAGATACAGGTGACTCCCGCTAATTCTGGTCACATTGATACTATTATTACTGTAACAGAGACCTTTATCCCAGTAGGGTAATGACGGGGTTGCATTATTAGCATTGGTATGTTATAACTGTTTATGTAAAACTATCCTAACCCAAGTAAGGGTTTACTTAAATTAGGATAGAAGAATGATTAAACATATTAAAGCTTTTGCTAACCGTGCATGGGACCGTCATGTAAAACGTATGCAACGCAGAGCAGACTACTGGGTACTAAACAATATGTCAGCAAAAGACTTGCATGATATAGGTGTTACACGCACTGAAATAAGGCAGAAAATATATGGGCCGAAACCTCACTGAGAAACAACAAGCATTCTTGGATGCATTGTTTGAAGAAGCCGAAGGCAACCCTGTTAAAGCTCTTAAGCTTGCAGGGTATGCCGAAGGTACGTCCTCTACTACTGTTATGTCTGTGCTAAAAGGCGAAGTAGCTGAGAGAACTAAAGACTTTATCGCAACTCGTGGTCCAGCGGCAGCTTGGGCTATGATGCAAGTAATGAGATCACCCACAGATTTGGGCAACAAAGAGAAGATGGCAGCTGCAAAAGACTTTATGGATCGTGCAGGTTTTGTTAAGACTGACAAAATTGAAGTGAAGACTGAAAGTCCTTTGTTTATATTGCCTCCAAAAGAAAATGAAAACTAAAACTTGGAAACTACCTAAACCGGAAAAGATCGGTGGTGAGTGGGAGTGGGTACCGTTAGTTAGGGTGGGGAGATTTCTTCCTTTTGGGTATAGACAAGACCCCACTGACCCTGATATACTATTACCAATCCCAGAAGAGCTAGAGCTTTTTGAGCAAGCTAAGAAACACTTAAATCAGTACAGTTATCGTGAGGTATCTGCATGGTTAAGTGAAACTTCTGGTAGATATATATCTCATGTAGGTTTGTTTAAGAGGGTTAAGATTGAGCAAAAACGTAAGGCAGCAGCTTCAATCCAACGCTTCTACGCCGAAAGGTACAAAGAGGCAGCAGAAAAAGCGGAAAAGCTCGAAAGCAATCGACTTGGTAGAAGACGCCCCGTCGAAGAAAGTTCCAGCACAGGTTAAGCCTGCGCCTATAGATGTAGTTGCAGCACAGCGGGAGATTCTCTTTGAACCCAATCCAGGGCCACAGACAGAATTTCTAGCGTCTACAGAGCAGGAAGTTCTATACGGTGGCTCAGCTGGAGGCGGTAAATCATACGCAATGATTGCTGACCCAGTGAGGTACTTGAACAATCCTAACGCCCAGATGCTCCTAGTTCGTCGTAGTACTGAGGAACTCAGAGAGCTTATCTCGGTATCCAAGCAACTTT